TGCTGAAACTGCTTTCTTATTAAAGAAGACTGAAATTGATAATGCCATTATAGCAAAAGATGTTGAAATTAAAAATGAGGCTTTAAATAGACAATATGCTTTTAATGAATTAGTAATTAATAATGAGCGGTCTGCATTTCAAGCACAGTTAGAGGCTTTAGATTCTCAAAATGCAATTATTAGAGAAAGAGAATATGCAAATGAAGCCGAAAGAACTCAAGCTTTAAAAGACAATACAGATAAGCGTATAGCAATCGAAAGGTCATACAAAGATGCAAGAATTGCTGCAGAATTACAATTTGTTGACGCTAGTAGAGGAGCAATTAATGCTTTAGGTTCTTTATTTGAACAAGGAACGGATGCAGCAAAAGCAGCAGCATTAGCTGATATTGCCATAGGTACTGCAACTGGATTTATTCAAGCATTAGATATTGCACAAAAAGGAGCTAAAGCATCGGGACCAGCAGCACCATTTGCATTCCCAATATTTTACGCATCACAGATTGCAGCGGTTCTTGGGGCAGCTGGAAGAGCAAAATCGGTTTTAGAATCAGGTAATTCAAATAGCGGAGGCGGTAGCAGTGCTCCTGCATCTGCTTCTATTGTTCCTAATTTTAATGTAGTAGGTTCTTCTGGTGTAAATCAAATCGCTCAAACATTAGGAAGGGATTTGCCACCAGTTAAGGCATATGTAGTGGCAAACGACGTAACTTCTGCTCAAAGTTTAAATCGTAATATAGTTTCAAGTGCAACTCTTGGATAATGAAAATGTAACAAAAAAAAATATAAACGTTTATAGGCTATGAGAATTGTCGAATTAGTTATCGAGAAAGATTTAGATGGGATTGATGCGGTTAGCTTAGTGGATTCACCAGCTATCGAAGAAAACTTCATCGCTTTAAATAAGGAATACAAAATAGAGTTTGCTGAGGTAGACTCGGATAAGCGTATCCTTATGGGTGCTGCTCTTATTCCTAATAAGCAAATCTATCGTAAGAATGGCAAGGATGAGTTCTATGTGTTCTTTAGCGAGGCTACTGTTAAGCAAGCTAGTGAGCTATTCTTAAAGAATGGTAACCAGTCAAACGCAACTCTAGAGCATAAGGCTAAATTCGACGGGGCTACGGTGGTAGAGTCTTGGATTATTGATAACCCAGACATGGATAAGTCTAAAGCCTATGGGTTTGATTTGCCAAAGGGCACATGGATGATTTCTATGAAGATAGAAGACGAAAACGTTTGGAAGCAAGTTAAGGAGGGTAAGTACAAAGGATTTTCAATAGAAGGGTATTTTGCAGATAAGCTAGAAATGGCTCAAGAGGTAGCCTTAGAATCATATTCTGATTATGGTAATGACGTAAAAAACAATGCTCAAAAGGGTATTGAATTAAACAAAAGAAATGGCAATAAGTGCGCAACTCAAACGGGAAAGGTAAGAGCGCAACAGTTAGCCAAAGGAGAACCTATCTCGGTAGAAACTATACAAAGAATGTATTCTTATTTAAGTAGAGCGGAAACATATTACGACAATGCAAGCTCACAAAACGATTGCGGATATATTAGTTTTTTATTATGGGGTGGTAAGTCAGCTCTTAGCTGGTCAAGAAATAAATTAAGGGAATTAGATTTATTAACATTAGAAGAAGAAAAAATAATTAATCAAATAATCCAAATAATTAAAGATGGCAAATAAAAACAATAGTCCACAAAACGCATCTCGTGGTTGTCTTTGCAAAGACGGAAGTTATTCTAAAGAATGCTGCGAAGGCGAATTAATTAATCAAGGAATTGGAGCTTTAGTACAACAACAAACATCTAGTGTTGTTAATACTAATCAACCAAGAGTTATTGTAAGCGTAAGTTAATTAATCAAATAAATAAAAAATGGAATACAAGAACAAATTAAACAAGATTAAGGCTGTTCTTTCTATGGAAGTAAAATTAGCGCAAATGAAGTTAGAAGACGGTATTACCGTTATCGAAGCTGAAGAATTTGCACCTGATTTCTCTGTAGGAATTGTAACGGCTGACGGTATTGTACCGATGCCAGTAGGCGAGTACACGTTAGAAGACGGAATGATTTTAGTAGTTGCCGTTGAAGGTATCATTGCTGAAATAAAAGAAGCAGAAGCAGAAGCTGAAGCAGAAGTTGAAGTTGAAATTGAGATAGCTCCAGAAGAAGTTGTTGAGCCTGAATTAGCTCAAGAAGCTCCAAAGGCTAAGCGTATTGTAGAATCAGTTTCAAAGGAGACTTTCTTTGCTGAGATTGAGAAATTACGTCAAGAGTTCTCTTTAATTAAGCAAGAAAACGAAGCTTTTAAAGCTGAGAATGAGTCTTTAAAAGTAGAAATGTCTTCTATCGAAGAAGGTGCTGAGCCTTTAGCTCATAACCCTGAAGCTGGAGTTGTTCAGAATCAATTTAAAATTAGTAAAAACAGAACTGCTTCTATTCAGGATTCAGTTTATAATAAAATCTTTTCAAAATAATTAACAAACAAATTTAAAAAATGGCTACTACAACGTCGATTACCACAACTTACAGCGGTGAATTTAAAGACCAAATTATCGCTGCAGCATTATTATCAGCTCCAACTATCGAGGCTGGTGGTATTACTATTAAACCAAACATTAAGTACAAAGAAGTTATCAAGCGTTTATCGACTGATGATATCTTAAAGAACGCTACTTGTGATTTTGATGCAACGTCTACGGTTACTTTAACTGAGCGTATTATCACTCCAGAAGAATTCCAAGTTAACTTACAACTTTGCAAGAAAGATTTCCACTCGGATTACCTTTCAGCTCAACAAGGTTTTTCTTCTTTTGATGTATTGCCAACTTCTTTCCAAGATTTCTTAGTTGCTCACGTAGCTGCTAAAGTTGCTGCAAAGAATGAGACAAATATCTGGTCAGGTGTTAACGCTAACGCTGGCGAGTTTGATGGTTTCGCTACTTTATTAGCTGCTGACGCTTCTTTACCTTCAGCTCAAGAAGTTGCTGGAACTACTGTAACTGCTGCTAACGTAGTTGCTGAAATGGGTAAAATCGTAGATGCTATCCCTGCTGCTCTTTACGGAAACGAAGACCTTTACCTTTATGTATCTCAGAACATGGCTCGTGCTTACGTTCGTGCTTTAGGTGGTTTCGGTGCTTCAGGCTTAGGTGCTAACGGTACTAACGCTTTAGGAACTCAATGGTATAACAATGGTTCTCTTTCTTTTGATGGTGTTAAAATCTTTGTAGCAAACGGAATGGGTGCTAACAAAGCTATCGCAACTACTAAAGACAACTTATACTTCGGTACTTCTTTATTATCTGACCATACTGAAGTTAAGGTTATTGATTTAGCAGATATCGACGGCAGCCAGAACGTCCGCGTAATTATGCGTCTTTCTGCTGGTGTTCAGTACGGAGTTGTTCAAGACATCGTAACTTACGGTATCACTAACTCAGCTAACTAATTAGCGTTCAATAGCACCTCGTTAATTCGGGGTGCTTATTTTTCAACATTATAAATAAATAATTATGTGCGATATTTCTTTAGGGAGAATTGAGCCTTGCAAAACGAGTAACGGTGGTTTAAAAGCTGTTTACTTTGTTAACTGGGGCGACGCTACTGGTTATACTTATGACGTTACGAATACCGACGCAATCTCTGCGGTTCTTGGTACTCCAATTGCATATAAGTACGACCTAAAAGGTAATAGCTCTTTTGAGCAAACTATTACTTCTAGCCGTGAAAACGGAACTACATTTTTTGAGCAAACTGTTAACTTAACTTTAAAAAAGTTGTCAGTTGTAGACCATAAGCAAATTAAACTTTTGTCTTACGGACGTCCTCAAGTTATTGTAGAAGATAACAATGGTAATTTCTTCTATTGTGGCGTTAAGCACGGTATGGAAGTATCTGGCGGTACTATCGTTACTGGCGCTGCAATGGGAGACTTAAGTGGTTATACTTTAGTATTATCTGGACAAGAACCAGTGCCTGCTAACTTCATAACTACCTCTTTAACTACAGCTGGATTTACGGTAACTACTGGAGTTTAATTAGTTTTTTGTTGTTTACGGTTTGGAACTGGGTGGGCTGATGTCCCACCCTTTTCCGTTTTAGAAACAAAACATATTAAAAAACGTTTATAGGTTATGGTAATTCTTAAAGAGAATAGTACGGTTCAGCGTTTCACGTTTATCCCCACAAGGCTAAACGATGCGAACTTTATGTATATCACAAACGAAACGACGAATGAAACAATTACTAAGTCAATTTACGTAAAGAAAAAATCCTTTCATTCTTACTTCGATTTAGTTTTTGATTTCATTGAGCAAGGTCACTTTTATAGCGTAGAATTAAAATACTATGGTGTAATAGATGGCAAATTAGATTACTATTTAGTTCACCGTGACAAAATATTCTGTACAAATCAAGAAGTTGATACCTACTCGGTAAATAAAGATGTGTACAAACAAAACGACCAAAACATAATATTCTATGAGTAACGTTCATGTTTTCAATTTTGAATCGCATAAACCGCCTCAATCCAACGAATCTAATAGAGAAGCTTGGGTAGAGTTTGGCGACGATAACGACTATTTTCAGTACCTAATTGATAGATATAATAACTCGACTACAAATAACTCGGTTATTAACTCTATCAATAAACTGATTTATGGGCGTGGCTTAGATGCTACGGATTCAAATAAGAAGCCGAATGAATACGCTCAAATGAAAATGTTATTTAGACCAGAGGTTTTAAAGTGCGTAATTACGGACTACAAACTTTTGGGGCAGGGATATTTTCAACTTATCTATAATAAGGCAAAGGATTCTATTGTAAGAGTTGAACACGTTCCAGCTCAATTAATTAGAGCAGAAAAATGCAATGAGAAAGGCGAAATCACTGGGTATTATTATTCCGATAACTGGCAAGATGTT